ATTTAGGAGTAAACTATTCTGCTCTAAACAAATCCGATGGTAGTAGAGAGGTATTCGTTAGCCGTTTCCCAGAAGGAACTTTATTACAATTTGACTATGAGTCTTATCACATTCGTTTAATAGCCGGATTAATTGGATTTAAATTACCAACGCAAATATCTGCTCACCAATATTTTGCGGATATATACGGAACGGATTATGAAACAGCAAAGGGTATTACTTTCCGTTATCTTTATGGGGGATTGGATGATGAAGCACGTAAGATTCCATTTTTTCAAAAGGTTGATGAATACATTAAATCCGTTTATCAAAAATTCGTAATTTCCGGTCGTTTAACGACACCTCTCTATAAGAGGGAAATTCATTTTGGAAGAATCGAAGGAGCAACCGAACAAAAAGTATTTAATTATTTACTTCAAGCTTTGGAAACTGAAGTGAATTATATGAAGATTGACCAATTGTGGGAAAAGTTGGGTGATAGAATGTCCCGTCCGATTTTATATACCTATGATGCCTTATTATTTGATGTTCATCCGGTTGAAAGAGATGAACTAATACAAATTGTTAAGGACGTTATGGAAGGGGGTGGATTTCCGGTCCGAATCTATGAAGGAAAGAATTATGGGGATTTAGAGGTTATTGGTTAAAAATTTATATTTATATCATATATTAAGTAAAAGAATGTCCAAAATGATGAATAATTTTGATGATATCCTATTAGAATTAGGTTATAGAGTTCCAGAGGGAATTGTAGATTTAACAAAGGATTACCAAGTAAATGAATTAGTAAATATCCTTAAGGAAAATGGATATAAAGATGCAAATGAACTTGCTCAAAAAGCAAGAGTGTATTTTTCATATCTTAAAGAGATTGATGAAGCAAATCCGATATCAAAAGTAGATAGAATCTTACAATCAAAAGTTAGAAATACAGATACAGGAAACAATATCACAGTCCAATCAGCATTACAATATAAAGATTCAAAAAATAAAGGGCAAAGAGCAGCATATGGTCAAGCTGTTAATTTACTTAAAAAAGCTGGGGTTAGTGATAAACAATTGGGAGGATTAAGTAAAAAATCTCCAAAACCAACTGCACCTAAAGCAACTATTAGTGTAACTGGTGCAGAAAAGAAAGCACAAAGTAAATCTAAAAAAGATAAACAATCCGAATATAAACCAACTGAAACTCAAATTAAATCCTTTACAGGGCAGAAAAAAGTTTTAGTAGAAGTAATTGAAAAAGGATTTTTAGCAAATACTGAAAAATTAAAAAAAGGAGTAGGTGTATTTGACCCAACTGATGAGCAATTAAAATCATTAGTAGAGATTACAAAAAAACAATTAAAAACACCATCATATAGATTAAAATTACCTAACTATAAAATAGAGGATAAAGATATTGATTTAGCATTGGGTATAGTTAAAAATAAGCTTGGAAACGAAGAATATAAAAAATGGGAAAGAGGTGTAACAACTGCGGGAGCGGTAGATTCATTTTTAACAACTGGAGCTCCTGGTAAAGAAAGATTTAGAGATATTGTAAAAAAATATTTAGAAACAGGTGGTAGAAGTGCAATTACGGGTAAATTTGTACCATTTAATAGAATGCAATTAGACCATCACGTACCATATAGTTCTGCGGCACAAGCTGTGGCTGATAAGAAAAAGAAAGGTATTAAAACAACTTTAGAAGCGGAAAAAGATAGATTAGATAGTCCACCAAACTGGGACTTAATGGAAACCGAACTAAATCAATTTAAAAATTCATTAGAAGGAAACGAACTTATTGCTAAAGCAGCAAAAAGATTAAGTATGAGTCCTGATGAAAAAGAATTGAAAAAAATTCAACAACAATTACAAGTTCTTCAAAGAGACCAATTATTTACAAATTTAGTATCATCATTTGGTAAAAAAGATTTTTCAGGATTCAATGAAATGTCAATTGCAAAATTAAATGGAAATGATGTAAATATGGTTGCAAAAGCTTGGAATTATTGGCATCCAAATCCAAAAACACCTGAATTTAGAGATAATGTAAAAAATGACCCTAACTATATAACAAAATTAAAAAAAGCAGGAATCAATCCTGAACAAGTACATCCTGCATTTTGTTTTAGATACCAAGCTCAAGTTGGTGGTTCTAGAACGAGAGGTATGATTAAAAAACCGGATGATTTAAAAAAGAGTGTTTTTCAAGCTATGAAAAAGCAAGGGGTTATTGCTTCTAAAAAACAAAGTTTGGGAACGGATACGGCATTAGCAAAAGCGGTATTATCAATACAAAAGCAATCTAAACAACTATCTAGTAGAGAGAAAGAACTCAAAACAAAAATAAAACAACAGGGTAAAAAATAATGAACACTCAATTACTTTGCTTATTTACAACAAAGGATAGTTTAGATAAATCATACGATTTTATAATCAATAACTATACCCTAACAAATCCAAATATTTTCGTTTTGGAAAGTAAAAACAGACCTGAAGAAATGTTTATTACTTTTAATGTCCAAAAAGGTTCTGCAGCAATACCATCAGAGTGGAAAACCATTTTAGTTCATAGAAAGAAACAATCAAACACAATATATACAATCAACGCACTTAACGAAGTGGTTAAATCTAAAACAGGCGGACAAGTAGATAATTCATATATGATAGATTGGGAAGAGTTCCGTAATTGTATATTAACAACATCTAATATAGGATATAAAAAAATACCAACTAAAGTTTTTAAAAGTTTTAATACTGAAGAAAATTTGGAATATTAAAATATTTTTCCTATATTAGTTTATATGGCAAGAAAAAGAAAATTTCAACCTATTGAACTGATAGTAGAAGAACCATCAGAAGTCTTTCAATCGTATAGACAGCAAATATCTAAAGCGATTGTGGAAGGAGTAGATTACGGAATTAAATATAAAAAGAAAAGAGTTGATTTTGCAAAGGTAATCATAAATGATATACTGGTTATAACACTTTCAATTGATAGCAGAGAATTCGCAGATTTATTAGATGAACAACTTCAAACACTTATTGATTTTGAAGAGTATGAGACCTGCGCACTATTGATGAAATTAAAGGAAAAGTTAGATGAAAAAGTTACTAAAAAAATTAGAATACCTGTTTGATATCTATATTGCTTGGATATTTTACAACGGAAGAAAGCAACATCTTTATTACGAATATATTAACAAAAAATATAATTTTATGGCAGAACATCATGTACCACTCACAATAGGTGAAGATGGCTTAGTTACATCAGTAGGCAATCCAAATGACATTTACGAAGATTGTATTATGTGTGGAAAAAAAACAACAACATTAAAAACAACTCATATTGATTTCCGACATGGATATGTAGAGGGAGCAGGGCAAATGTGTAGAGAATGTTATTTAGGTGAAGATAGAAACTTAATTACAGTTAATAGTAGAACAATTTTAGACACACCCAATGATTCCGAATTAGGAGCAAAGGTAAGACAAATGTATTGGGATAGTAAAAAATAAGTTATGGCACCAAAAATTAAACCAAAACCAGGCGAATTTCATTTAGGGGATGGTAGTCATTTAGTAATTAAAAGTTCTACTATTGTTGAGATGCATGATACATTACGATTATCATCTCAAGAAAATAATACAATAGTTTTGGATGTAGAAATAAAAGCAGATTTTGATAAAATACCACCAGAATATCATCAAATATTCTGTCAAATGATGGCAGTACGATATGGTGGAATTGTAAACATTTGGGACAACAGACAGCCATTTGCAAAACCTGAAGTTAAAAAGAAAAAATGGTATCAATTTTGGAAACGTTAAAATAGGTTATATGAAAGAAGAATCAGCAGTAGAATTTTGCGAAAGGGAATATCCCGAAATGATGGTTGAATTTAAGAAAATTCAAGACGAAATGTACGAAACATTTTGTAAAAAACAAAGAAATTATGGACCAGGAAATATATCCGTTGGAACACCATTACAATCAAAAGAGGACATCAAATTATCACTAACCGGTCTTTGGTTTAGAATTAATGATAAAATACAAAGATTAAAGCAATTGGTGGTTTTAGGACAGCCAGATGAAGTAGGGGAATCTATACAGGATACTTATCAGGACCTATCAGTTTATGGTATAATTGCCCAATTAGTACAGAGGGGAAAATGGGCAAAATAGATTTGGTAATTCGGGAAATTTTCCGTATATTTACTATGTAAAAGTTCAAAAAGGTTATATTTATCTATATAGGATATAGCTATAAACCTTAAACTTAAAACAAATTTTTAAACCTTAAAATCTAAAAAACAATGGACATTTCATTGGCGCTAAAGAGATTTAACTCTTTACAAAACAACACAAAAAAGTCTGATTCCATTTGGAAGCCAGCAAACGGAAAATCACAAATTCGTATCGTTCCTTACAAATTTAATAAGGACATTCCGTTTATCGAACTTTATTTCCACTACAACATTAACAACAAAACGTACTTGTCTCCAATGTCATTTGGTAGACCTGACCCAATCGTTGAGTTTGCAGAAAAACTTAAAAGGACAGGTGATACCGATGATTGGAAAGCGGGTAAAAAGATGGAGCCAAAACTTCGTACTTTTGTACCTGTAGTCGTAAGAGGTAAGGAAAACGAAGGTGTTAAGTTCTGGGGATTTGGTAAGACAGTTTACCAAGACATTTTAGGATATATTGCTGATCCTGATTACGGTGATATTACAGACCCAATGACCGGTAGAGATATCGTATTGGATGTAACTTCTGCCGAAGAATCAAACGCAGCATATCCAACAACTGCAATCAGAATTAAACCAGCACAAACAAAGCTTTCTGATGACCCAGCGGTTGTAAAACAATTGTTGGAAAACCAAAAGAACATTACTGAATTGTATCAGGAGTTATCATACGCTGAATTAAAATCAGTATTGGAAAATTGGTTAAACCCAGGTTCGGCAACTACGGATGATGAAATTGTTGAGGAATTAGAAGCACCAAAACCAAAAGCAGTAGCACCTAAACAATCACAAGTTTCAGTTGATATGGGTGGTACACAGGAATATGGTGACCTTCCTTGGGAAAAAGAAGCACCTGCTAAAAAAGCAGATGATGTAGCATCAGCATTTGATGATTTATTTAATAATTAATAGGTTACAACTATGGCTAAAGTACAGGAAGATTTGGCAAGTATTCTTGCCGACTCATTAAACAAACAAAATAAGGATGGTAGAATTGCGTACTTCCTTACGGATGGTGGGGGTGATGCTCCTACCAATGTAAAAGATTGGTTATCTACGGGTAACGCTCTTTTGGATGTGGCAATCTCTAATAGACCTTATGGTGGTTTGCCTGTTGGCCGTATAGCAGAGATTACGGGTTTAGAGCAGAGTGGAAAATCTCTGCTCTCCGCCCATCTCCTAGCTGAAACACAAAAGAAAGGTGGAGTAGCCGTATTGATTGATACCGAAACTGCCGTTAATAGGGAGTTTTTGGAAGCAATTGGTGTTGATATTTCAAAATTATTATACGTTTCAGTAGATACGGTTGAAGGTATCTTTGAAGCTTGTGAAACTATCATTGAAAAAATTAGAACTTCTGATAAGAATAGATTGGTTACTATCGTAGTAGACTCGGTAGCAGCAGCATCTACAAAGAAAGAATTGGAGGCTGATTATGATAAGGATGGTTACGCTACTGATAAAGCAATCATCATCTCAAAAGCAATGCGTAAGATTACGAATATGATTGGTAGACAAAACATTTGTTTAGTATTTACTAACCAACTTCGTCAAAAAATGAACGCAATGGCATTTAGTGACCCTTGGACAACATCCGGTGGTAAAGCATTAGCATTCCATGCTTCTGTTAGATTACGTTTGAAATCTATGGGACAGTTAAAAGTGGGTGATAGAATTGTTGGTATTAAAGTTAGAGCACAAGTTGTTAAAAATAGATTAGGACCACCATTGAGACACGCAGATTTCAGTATCTTCTTTGATAGAGGTATTGATAACTTCGGTAGTTGGTTGAGTGTAATGAAAGATAATAAATTGGTAAAGCAAGCAGGTGCTTGGTATGAATATATCGACACTGATACCGGTGAGGTTCTAAAATTCCAATCAAAAGATTTCGCACAAATATTAACAAACGAAGAACTAAAAGACCAAATATATCGTAGGATATGTGAGGTTTGTATTTTACAATATAAAAATTCCGCTTCAGAGGAAGTTGATGAAACAACGGATGTAGCAAATGAGTCAGATTAATAAGAAGTATTTAGATATACTAAAACAAATAGATGAAGAACATAAAAGTTTTGGAAATTTACATAGAAATTCTAAAACATTAGTTATTGATGGTCTTAATACCTTCATTCGTTCTTGGTCAACAGCACCAAATCTTTCAGATAATGGTGACCATATTGGAGGCATAGTCGGTACTTTAAAAAGTATCGGCTTTGCAATCCGTTTAATTAACCCTACCAGAGTTATTTTAACCTTTGATGGTAAGGGTGGTTCAAAGAGTAGACAAAACATTTACGCAGGATATAAAGCAGACAGAGCAAAGAATAAGATTCGTTTGAATCGTGCATATACTGATATGATGAACGAAGAGGACGAACAA